ACATACTCATATTTATAACCTTTGTCTGTGCAATAAATATGTATGATATGCCAAGATTATCCATTTTCAAGCCTGAAAAGGGCAACGACTACAAGTTCTTCGATCGTAACATCAAGGAGATGTTTCAAGTGGGTGGAACGGACTTACACTTCCACAAATACCTAGGTCCATATGATCAAGGTAGTTCACAGAAGGACGGAGATGCCTCGCCATCGCAACCGCAGTATTCGGGTGATAGTCTAAACGAAAGAACCATACAGGATCTACTTTTCCTAGAGAACAGGGATAGAAAATATGCAGACGACATTTATATAGTGCGTGGAATATACAATGTGCAAGATGCAGACTTCAACCTATCACAGTTTGGAATGTTCTTGCAGAATGACACACTATTTTTAACGGTTCATCTTAATGATATGATCGAACGTATTGGAAGAAAACCCATGGCAGGCGATGTCATAGAATTCCCTCACATGAAAGAGGATTATTCTCTAGACGAGAGCATACCGATCGCACTTAAAAGATACTATGTTGTTGAAGATGTTAACAGAGCCGCAGAAGGATTTAGTCAAACTTGGTGGCCACACTTATTAAGACTAAAAATGAAGTCTCTAGTAGACTCTCAAGAATACAGAGACATATTAGGTGATGCCGCAACAGAAGGCTCTCTAGCTAGTTACATGTCAACGTTTAACAAAGAAAAATCTATCAATGAACAAGTTGTTGCACAAGCAGAACAAGATTCACCTAAAGCAGGATTCAACTACAAGCAGTACTATGTTGCACCTATAGATGAAAGAGGGAATATCAGGACCGACAATGTTAACACCACGACCACTAGTACAAGTTCAGATAAATCAGTTAATGCTGTGATAGATTCACCGGCAAGTTCACACTATGGCTTCTACCTGGACGGGGACGGAGTAGCACCGAATGGTCATCCAGCAGGATTTGGAATCAGCTTTCCAAACTCAGGCACAGACAAGGGAGACTATTTCTTGAGAACAGATTTCTTACCAAACAGGTTGTTCCGTTTTGACGGAACCAGATGGGTCAAGATAGAGGATTCTGTAAGAATAACTACAACAAACAATGATTCGAGAAGCAACTACAAAACAAGTTTTGTTAATAATGCAACGTCTGATACCATAAACGGATTGACTGTAACGCAAAGACAATCACTATCAGATGCATTGAAACCAAAGGCTGACAATTAAGAATGCTACACTTTTACGAAGGACAGATTAGGAAATTCCTTACCCAATTCATTAGGGTCTTGAGTAATTTCTCTGTGGAAACAGGCAAAGGTAGAGATGATCAAGTTACATTGAGGGCTGTTCCTGTTGTGTACGGAGATCCAACTAGACAGGTATCAAATATAATTAGGAACAATTCTGAGAACGCATTACAGTATGCTCCAAGAATAGCGGCATATGTCAGAGAACTAAATTATGATAGGGAAAGGATGCAAAATCCATATCACATAGAGAAACAACATTTAAAAGAAAGAGGCGTTGACAGTGACGGGAACTACACAGATCAACTAGGTGCAGGCTACACAATTGAAAAAGTTATGCCATCGCCTTTCAGATTAGAAGTCACGGCAGATATTTGGAGTTCAAACACGGATCAAAAATTACAGATACTAGAACAGATTTTATACCTTTTTAACCCTGATTTTGAGATACAGAAATCAGACAACTACATTGATTGGACTAGTTTGAGTTACGTAGAATTAACAAATATAAGTTTTAGTTCTAGAACAATTCCTGTTGGTGCTGACACAGAAATAGATGTAGCAAGTTTATCGTTCTCTATGCCAATATGGTTATCACCACCTGTAAAAGTCAAGAAATTAGGTGTTGTACAGAAGATCATCATGAGTGTTTACGACGACGATGGCGGAATGGCAAAAGGGTTAATAGACGGATCTTTGATTTCAAGAAGCTTTATCACACCAAACAACTTTGGATTGTTGGTGTCGGGAAATCAGTTAAGATTACTAGGTACAACAGGCGTGAATGTTAAATCCGGCGGTGATGGGTTTCATACAGGGGCCAAAGATCCAGGTCTGGCAGATCCTTTTGAAACATTTGGACCAGCAGTCAACTGGAAGATATTACTGGAACAGTACGGAGTAGTCACTAACGGTACATCACAGATCAGATTAACACAACCAAACGGAAACGAAATTATAGGAACCATAGCGACAACAACACTTGACGATACCATATTACTATACAGCATTGACGAGGACACAATACCTGCAAACTCACTTACAGCAGTCAAGAAGATCATCAACCCTGCAACTTTTGTACCACCTGGACCTGTGAATGGTGATAGGTATCTAATCATTAATGATGTCGGGGATTCGACAGCATCGGTACAGAGTGCAACTTGGGGAGCTCTTATTGCCAATATTGGAGACATTATTGAATACAACAGCACATCAAGTAAATGGTTGAAAGTGTTTGATGCCTCCGATCCAGATTCAACACAGCACTACGTTACCAATCTGAACACTGGAATACAGTACAGATTCAATGGCACGGAATGGGTAAAATCATACGAAGGTGTTTACACACAAGGTAATTGGAGCATAGTTATAGACGGTGACGGTAATACTGGTTATGATCCAAGTGTTGACGCAACTACCCCTTGATAAATCACAAACAATCTGTTACAATATAGCATGGAAGACAACATCATATGCTCAGGTGCTTTATTCTACAGCACATCCACCAAGCGATTCCTATTCCTACAGAGGACTGACAGTAAGACAAAAGGAATGTGGGGGCTGGTTGGAGGCAGGATGAAGTACACAGAATCGGCCTTCGAAGGACTGAAGAGGGAAATAAAAGAAGAAGTTGGAGCAGTCCCCAAGTTCAAGAAAGTTATTCCCTTGGAGATGTTCACTTCAAACGATGAGAAGTTTTTCTTCCACACTTATCTTATTGCGATAGAGACTGAATTCTTACCCAAGCTGAATGCTGAACACTCTGGCTACTGCTGGACTGCGTTTGAATGTTGGCCCAAGAACCTACACATGGGTTTGAAGAATACCTTGAATAATAAAGCCATCAAAGGCAAGTTACAGACTATTTTAGATTTGATAACTTAATTAACCAGCACTAATTTTTACAGTACCGCTGTCATTCCAAAGTTGACCCGCATTACTAGGATCGCTTGTTGGCAAATCCGTTGCCATTACTTTCCCTGAATTGTTTATCATCAGTGTGCCGTTGTCGTCTGGTAGGTCTATGTTTCTTTTCGTAGTTGATGTACCTGACACGAAAGTTTTTTTACCGTCTTCTGTCTGCCACACGAATGGAACATCACGGTGTGCGTAGATGGCATTGTTGGCGATGGTCAATAAGGGTTTGTGCTGTCCGTCTTTCCTGCCAATTATCTGTATCACACTCTGGTCTGCACCTTTCTTGTTGTCCTTGATGCTACCTTTTATCGAGCCTATTCTGATGTTTTCTCCGGCATCATTTTTTCCTTGGAACTCCAACCAAGTATCTGCGTTTATCTCGATGTTGCCGCTTATTTTTACACTCATGTATGTATTTATTGTTTACAGGCCAAAAAAAAAAGGCCCTATATTTCTACAAGGCCTTTTGATTCTACTAAAAAGTATGAATATTTATTAGTTGTTTGTCCTCACCGCACAATTTACCAATTTGATTCCTGCGTCAGTTGAGCTCTCTAGTGCTCTACCTATGACGTTGAAAGGTGAAATTGTTTCGCCTGTTGCGGCCGCTCTCGCACAACCTTTAGTTGATGAACTAACTAATCTTTGACCTTTGGTTACAGCACCTGTTACCCTCACTGGAGTTCTTCCAGTCATTGCAACAAATGGATGTGAATCGTTGTTACCTGCCGCCGCGTTCATGGCATAAGCTGGTTGATCAGATATGACCCCAAAAACTTGATCAGACAAGTCTGATGTTGTTTCCGTGATCTCTGCGTCACCGCCAACCATCACTACTGCACCTGCCGTCATAGGAGCGTCTGCTTCGAAACGCTCGGCAACGTCAGCATACTGAGCCGAAGTTGCTAGGGCGTGTAAAACGTTACACCTCATGTCGACTAAGTTGGTCTCTGTGGCTGTGATTGGTGAGGCATTGTCTATACCTCTAGAGGCTCTTAATGCTGTGAAGGCACCACCCGCGTTACCATGGATAGTCGTTCCGTCATCTGCAAAGCCTTCATCCCAAACCCAGAATAGATCTTCCTCTGTGGTATCTGATGCGACACCTCTGTTAATTACTAGACCCGAGTAAACTGGCATTCCTGAAGCGGCAGATACTGTTCTGTTCACTTCAATCAAGTTGTCCTCAATCGCTAGTGTAGTCGTGTTAATAATTGTGTTAGTACCGTCAACAGTCAAGTTTCCACTCACCACCAAGTCGTTAGTGATAACTGTCTGACCAGTTGCTGTGATAGTACACAGTCCCGAAGATGAGATGGTTAAGTCCGTACCGTCACCCTCTATCTTCTCACCTGCATCACCAAATACTATTCCGATATCATTGGCCATGTGTACATCTGTTGTTGCCGCTAAATTGATCTTGGCACCTGAGATAGTTAAATCAGTTCCATCACCTTCGATCTTTTCTGAAGCACCACCAAATACAATTCCCACGTCATTTGGAATGTGTACATCTGATACTGCTGTAAGGTTGATCTTAGCACCTGATGTTACTGTAAGGTCTGTGTTGTCGCCTTCAATCTTCTCACCTGATCCAAATGTTACACCAACGTTGGCAGGCACTACTACATCTGTTACTGCTGTAAGGTTGATTGCACCACCTGATGTTACTGTAAGGTCTGTGCTGTCACCTTCGATCTTCTCACCTGATCCAAAAGTGATTCCAACGTTTGCTGGTACAACGATGTCTGTTGTCGCTGTCAAGTTCAATGCACCACCTGATGTTACTGTAAGGTCTGTGCTGTCACCTTCGATCTTCTCACCTGTACCAAACGTGATTCCTACGTTTGCTGGTACAACGATGTCTGTTGTCGCTGTCAAGTTTAATGCGGCAGAAGAAGCAATAGTTAAATTTGTACCATCACCCTCAATCTTCTCACCATCATCACCAAATGTAATTCCAACTGCAGACGGAATGTTAACATCAGCAACTGCTGTAAGATTAATGTCCGCACCTGCATTGATAGTCAAGTCTGTACCGTTTGATTCTATCTTCTCAGCAGAATCAGTGAAATGTAATCCAACGTTAGTCGGTATAACAATGTCTGTTGTCGCTGTTAAATTTAGTAAGTTACTTGAAGCGATAGTTAAGTCCGTACCGTCACCTTCTATCTTCTCACCTGCATCACCAAAAACTATTCCTTTGTCATTGGCCATGTGTACATCTGAAGCTGTCGCTAAATTGATTTTACCACCTGAAGTGATCGTTAAGTCTGTGTTATCTGTTTCGATGTTCTCACCACCATCACCAAGACGTAGACCAATGTTGACCGGAATGTTAACGTCCGCCGCCGCCGCCAATGTGATGTCTGCACCTGAAGTGATTGTTAGGTCTGTGTTGTCACCTTCGATCTTCTCGCCAGTACCAAACGTGATTCCTATGTTGGCAGGAACTACTATGTCGGCCGCCGCTGTAAGATTAATGTTGTTTCCAGAGATAGTTAAATCAGTTCCGTCACCTTCGATCTTCTCAGCCGCATCACCAAATACAATTCCCACGTCATTTGGAATGTGTATATCTGATACTGCTGTAAGGTTGATCTTAGCACCTGAAGTGATCGTTAAGTCTGTGTTGTCACCTTCGATCTTCTCACCTGTACCAAATGTTACACCTACGTTGGCAGGCACAACTACGTCTGTTCCTGCTGTAAGGTTGATTGCACCTGATGCCGTGACTGTTGTCGCCGCCGCTGTCTGGCTCAATACCACTCCACCATCTGCTGTGTTAGTGACTGCTCCGTTTGAACCTGTGTCTGATACTACGACGCTGGTGTTAAGGATCGTGACGTTTGCTTTGTCATCTACGTATTTCTTGTTGGCCACGTCACCGTCAGCACTTGGTGCCGCTGTTGCTAAACCTGTGATTGTGTTGGCTGAAGCTGATAATACTATATCACCTACTTCCAGTCCGTTGTTTACTCTAAAATTTCTTGTTGTCATGGTTCCATATCTCCCGCATGATTGTTAATATAGTGTGTATTTATGTTGATCGGACTGTTATTCTGCTAGACAGCTAATTCTGTATGCATTGACCACCGTAGAACCACCCGATGTGGATGATACACTGAGACCAACACTGTTATCAGTGGTAGTCAGGTATGCTGAAGTGAATTCCAGCTGTGTGGTTTCCTTGCTTGAAACGAAAGGTCCTTGTGCCACACCCGCTTCTCCTGGTGCACCTGTCAGGTACACTTCCTGTACACTGAACACTCCCTCTGTGGCATTCTTGCCCACGATATAGTACACTGCCGCATTGTTGTCATCAAGGTCAATGCTGTCAAACGCTGTGGCAGTTGAGCTCACTGTCGTGGCCGCTATGATCTTCTGGTTGGCATTTGATACGGCTGTCATGGAGTCTGATAGTAAAGTTTTGTGTGTCTTCAAACTAAGGTTTGGAGTCAGTCCAGCCGCACTCACCACAACGTTGGCTCCTGAGATTGCCGCTGACAGGGTGATCATGTCGTTGTTGCCGGTGTTGACTGTACCGTACTGTACTATGAAAGCGTTGGTCCCGTCATGCACCACAAGTGCCTCTGTGACACCCGTCTCTGTCTTGGCGTTGTCGTCGACCAGTATCGTGTACTTGGCCGCCCTGAAAGATGCGTGAGCGAATGTGTCTATGCTCTCTGAAGCAGAATCAACATCTGTGTTTGATGTGGTGATTGTTACCCCTGATGTTTCGTCATCTGTGTTGGCCCTTGAGATTGGAATCTTGTAGAGACTGATCTTTGAATCATTGCTTGGTCCCGCGATCTTTACCCTGACCTGGTCGCTGGATATGTCAGCAGTTGTCGTCACCATCGAGTTAGCAGTTCCGGAAGCACCACCCCTCGGACCACCAATGAACGCATCTGCATCGTTGTGACATACTGTGAACACGTTTGCACTGGAATGGTCGTTTGTGAGATCATTACAGGCCATGAAGTACCACACCATGTCTGCACCCGAGGCCTGGAAGAAGTCTATGGTCCTTGCCGTGGTCGAAGCTGACTTGTTGGTCTTTACAGTGGCCCTTGTGTCATCTGATGCAGTTGCCGCCGCTGAAGCGAACGACATCGTTCCTGCCCCATCAGTCTTTAAGACATCACCGGAGTTACCATCTGCTGTTGGCATCTTGAATGTCGTACCACCTGACGTGAAAATCAAGTTCGTGCCATCTGATTTGACAGATTCGTTCGCGTCAACAAATTGTATCGCCTTGTTTGAGCCCAAGGTCACTGTGCTGTTGAATGTTGCGGCACCCGCCTCACTTATATCTAAAGTTAATGCTGTAATAAATGAACCACCATCATTACCTCTTAATAAAACATCTCCATTAACAGTATTGCAAGTTATACTAATACCATTAGAACTGCTTAAAGTTCCAAAATGAGTACCATTGTCTTTAAACAAAGTTCCTGTATCTGAATCAAGAATAATATTGTCAGCTGAGTCTAATAGTATATCGTTAGAACTTGCTATTGTTAAATTAGTTCCATCACCTTCAATCTTCTCACCATCATCACCAAACGTAAGACCTATGTCTGCAGGAATATTAATGTCGGCACCTGCTTCTAATATTAAATCTCCTGCAACATCAATTGTTAGATCACCCGACGATAAATCTATTTCTGTGCCATCAATTGTGATGTTATCTATTGTGACTCCACCGTCAAAATCTGCTGATGTTCCTGCTACTGCTCCACTGAATGTTACAGTTTGATCTGCGTTTACTGTAAGGGCTGTTGATCCACCTGTGGCAACAGTTATAACATCTGATCCTGAGAAAGTGATCGATGTGTTGGTGTCACCATCGCCCGCTATTGAATCTAGCTGTAATGATCCCACGTTTGTGAAGTTTGAATCACCCAGGTCCAGTGTTCCTGTTACGGTTAAATTTCCTGTGATGTCTGTGTTGGCATTTAATTTTATTGCACCTGTTCCGCTCGGATCCAATGTGAAATCAGCGTTGCTGGGTACAGATATAGTTGAACCTACGATTGTTAGGTCACCCAGTGACAGGTCAGCGAATGCAAGTGTACCACTTCCGTCCGTCTTCAGGAACTGTCCTATGGTACCATCTGATGTTGGATATGCCAATCCAGATAGTGTTGCCTGTCCTGATGTGTTCAGTGTGCCATCTACAACCACGCCCTCGTTTATGTTGATGATTGATGAGTCTGCTGAACTTATGGTTGTTCCACGAAATGTTATTGCATCTAGCACGATGTTTCCTGTGCCTGATGTTGTTAATGTTAAATCTGAGTTTGTGGGTGCTACCAGGTTTGTGATTGAGATGTCACCCTCTGCACCGAATTCTAATCCGCTTCCTGCCGCATTTACTTTTAATACCTGTCCTGCTGATCCTACTGCTGTGAGTCCTGTACCACCGTTCGTTACTGGAACCGATTCGCCCGATTGGAATTCCGCCATTCCTGTGGCTACGTTATCAGAGTTAAAGACTACTCGTACCGGTGTTTTATCCGCCATAATTCAATTCTATGCTCCGCCTTCTTGTATTCACGGAATGCATTCATTTCCTTTGTATTGTAGGTATTTATTGCTAGAACTGGAATAGTGTGATGCCGGCCGCGGTAGTGTTTGCTAGTGCTGTGCCGTTTGCCAGCGTGAAAGTCTGTCCGGCTCCTGTGTACACAGGAACGTCTTCAACTGTGGCATTGAATTCCAGTGTAAGAGAGGCCGTGCTGGCCAAAAGTTGTGCGTCAGTCAGTGTTGAGCTACCATCACTGACGAATAATCCAACGTTCTGCACTGGTCTTAGACTCGTACCCGCCTTTGAACCGGTCAGTGATATACCATTAGTTCCTACCTTACTTCCCGTTGGAAGTGTGGCACCAGTGGCCGCGATGGTCAACGCCCCAGAACCGTCTGATTTGATTGTTGCACCTCCTAGGTCGATTGTCTCTGCCGCAACGTACACAGTCTGCCATCTTCTAGTAGAACTACCCAATTGGAAAACCCCAGTCTGGCTTGGTATTAGGTTACCTGTGATCTCGATGTCTGCAGAACTATCTGTGCTGATAGTTGTGCCTTGTATTTTAAGTCCTTCGATCACAACTGCGCCTGTGCCGTTAGCTATCAATCGTAAATTGTCATTTGATCTGTTTGTTGAAATTTCGTTGTCTGCTATCGATATATCATTTAGTTTGATGTTACCTGTACCTGCTGTTACCAGTTCTAGATCAGCATTACTTGGGGCTGTCATTGTTGAACCTACTGCACTTAGATCTCCGAGGCTTGATGATGCTCCACCTCCCCCTCCGCTAACTTCCGTACCACCTGCTGTAACTCCGTCACCGATCCTTAGGCTACCTGTGTCAACATCTACTGCTAGATATCCTGCTTCAATTACGTGTGTGGATAGTGTGTAGTCCTTGTAAGATCCTACTAGTTTCCTGAATGCCATCTCCTACGCTCCTTATATCACGCCAGATAATTTTTTCAGTAGTGATAGTTCTGTGTTCTCGTTGTTGGATTGTTTCTTCTTCATCTCGGCAGGAACACCTGGGTTGTCGCCGCCCGTAACTTCCGGTTGTGCAACCAAAGGTTCATCAACTCTTGCTTCCTGGTCGGGTGCGGTCTCGTCTGCATCTTGGGTGATGTTGTCAAACTGTGCCACGTCCTTGCCTGCGTCCTGTTTCTTCATTTCTAATTCTTGTTGCAGTGGATATACCGATGCCACTGTGTTTGGATCATCTGTCTCTACCTTGCCTGGATTCTCTGGATTGCTGTCTGCTTCTCCGTCATCTGCGTCTGATACTGTTACGCCCTTTGCACCAAACAGTTGCTTTAATAATTCTTCATCTCCATCATCTGGTAGTGCTTTTATGTTGATATCAATCTCTTTGAATCTCATCCGGAATCCTATGATGTTGCAACAGCAGAGTCGTCAACGACGTAATTCCACCTGTTGTTTGCTGTTTCGTAGTAGCACAGTTTGTTCTTGGTTGCTCCTGCACCGTCCGTTGTCAGGAATGCAACATAGCCCATGGCTGGTGCTGTTGGTAGATTAGCGAAAGCTACAGGAGTGAAGTATAGTCCGTTCTTGAGAGTGACTACATCCGTGCCCGTATCCAGTGTGTAATGTCCTGATGTTCTAACTGTCTTTGCCATTTGCAACTATTTATGTCTAGATCGGGGGAGCGTGTAACTCCCCCTTCTCTTATAAGTGTGTCGTGTAAAGTACGTGTTCTCTGTACTGTGCGAATGCACATTGACTTGCAAATATTTATTATTGGTAATTTTGATTAAA